CGTAGAAGACGCAGTAATAGCGAGCTTCTGATTGACGGACTGATCACGGAAATTAACATGACCAGCCGTTAACCAGTACGACTCAATGGCGCTATAAATAGCGTCACGGAGCCCTTGCTGTGTGTATTGCATACAACAAGGCTCTATTGCTATTACGCGGGGACTCTTTAGTGTTTTCGGAACGAAAACGACCCTTACAGGGCGTTCAGAGTTCCTTGGAACAATCGTTAACTTTTCGAGCTCCTGTGAATCGAAGGGCGTGCCCAGAGGGTACGCATTTTCTAACACAGGAAAGTAAGGCTCGAGACGATCATTCCAATACTGCCAATTGTATTTCTGGTTACCAGATATACCTTCAGCAGTTGCGCCAGGACCATGTCTAGGGACACATTCTGATAGCTTAATGCTATAAGACATGCTATCCCAGAGAACACGAGATACAGCCAAAAACTGACTGTATTCCGCTTCTGGCAATGAAAACAGCTCAAGAGATTGCTCTGTTTCCTTGAACGAAGTGAGAGCGGATGCAAGCCTGACTGGCGTGCATTCGATCTCGACTTTCTTAAAGAGGAGGCAAATTTGCCGAACCCCTTCAATGATAGTTGAGGTATCATTTTGTTCATGTGAAATACTCCCTGTCTCACGGTTGAAAAGTTGACTGAGCATACCTTGCAAAAAAGCAGGGATTGCTCCATTTTTTCTAAAACCTTGAAAAAATGTTGGGTCAATACGCCCATTTGCCAAGCTTCTTTCGAAGTCACGGCAAAAATTGGGCAGGGTTATCGTTAAAAACGAGAACCCTTCCTTTTCAACCCGCGATCTTATAGTTTCAAGGTCGCGTAAATCTGAGACATCAGCGATGCATTTGATGGAAGCGTCACTATAGACGTTATCCATCAACTTCAGATAGTCACTTACGTTGCTTTTCAAGCTGCCTCCATATCTGGGGGTCGGCTTCAAGCCACGTATGTTTCCCTCACTGATGCCCTACGGGCATCAGTCAGCCCATCACCAACGTTATGCGAATCGGCACCTTGAGGATTACTAGCAAGGAGTTTACATTACTGATTAACAGTTGTAAAGCCAAGCCAGGTTCCTTCAAGGAAAAAGCATCTACTTGTCTCTCAATAGAGTCAAGTAGAGGTTTGTGTGGATTGTTGTCCATTTAAGACTCCTTTCCATACAGCTTGCCAATCGCTGTCGTGTCAAGGGCAGCCTTAATGGCTGACCATAACTGGTCGACTTGCGTGCTCGAAAATCCGTATAACGGACGATCGATAACAACGTAAAGCGACAATGTCTCGTAGTCGTTAACCGCAGTTAGCGGATCAGCGACTACGGCCAATTGGTCAATCCGATACATAGACCGAATTCGGTCTTTGCTATCTTTATGGGAAATGTTCAAAGAGAACGTCCCATCTGCCTTGCGGTAGGTACTGGCAGTGCCAGTACTAGCTACACGGGGCATTGATTGAGCCACAGAATTGACTGTGATGGATTGTGGATCGGAAAACATGAGTGGTTGACCTCCAAAGTTATTGGGAGTTAATCCTCATGTACTTGCGCTGGGTTCCAAACCAGACAAGCGTGATTCATGAGGCGAATGATTCTGCACGATCTTCACCGAGGTGTTGATCGAGTAATGCCTAGAGAGGCCAGAATCGCTAATCTCATGGGAGAGAAAGTGTCCCATGAGAGGTCAAAACCATATGGACTACCTGCCTCTTTTCGCTGTTTTACTTCAATATTACGGAAGTGAATCAGCTGCACATCACCGGTCTTAAACGGAATGGTAATTTTATACACCAAACGTCTAATATCGTGATGCATAAGGTACAGGTATTTGGACACGACTCCATCGAGAAGTTGTTCTTGGATCCGGTCGATAGACCGTCCAATGTTGAACCCCCAATCGATGAGCCATGACCAAGGTGTAGCACGCCAGATGTTACTTGGACTAACACGGAGACCGTACATCGTCAATTGACGACCAACGTTATTCCACGCAGAATTATACTGCGGATTAGCCAAGTCAAATTCAGGCTTGTTCCATTTAAACATCCCCGAGGTAGTGATAAGGGTTGATTTTTCTTCCCATATCTCCCAAGGGGTTTTATTTGGAATCTTAACCATTTGAGACTGCATAGCTTGAGAACCGGGGTATACACTCCAGTTGTCACCTGATGCAATCTTGGTTGCTGAATGTACATCCTGCAGGGTCCTCCTATATACCTTCCACTTGTCGTTACCATGAGACATATTGCTCATGTAGCTGGCAGTGTTTTGATATGCGTTATAGAACTTACGCAAATCAGAAAGGAAAGGAAGCCAACCAAATTCTTGGTTGAGAAATGAGTCAGACGCCTCGCGAGGTGCCTGCTTCCAAAGTTTCTCCGCTCGAGCTTTGCGAAAAGCTCTTGAAGAGATACCGGAACCGCCGGCTGCGAGAATCCCATCCCAAGCGAGATGGAACTCCTTCGCAGAACGTTTAAGCATGCGTGGTAAATCTCGGCTTTCCGAGAGAAACACGTATCCAGAGGCCATTTCTATCTTAGGCACAGTAGAAGCCCATGCCTTAGGACCCCA